GTTTCCCAGTCACGATCCGTTAGGATCGTTAGCTAACAACTCTGTGTCATACACTGAGAAGCCTGACAGCTTATCGTTCATGAGAGAATGGATGGCCTTAGTTGAATCAGGTTCAGGTGAACGAGGTATCTTCAACAGGCAAGCATCTAAGGTACAAGCTGCTAAGAATGGTAGGCGTGATGCTGACCATGACTTCGGGACTAACCCATGCAGTGAAATAATTTTAAGACCGTCACAATTCTGTAACTTAACAGAGGTGGTTGTAAGAGCAACAGACACACTAGACACCTTAAGTGAGAAGGTAAGGCTTGCAACTATCTTAGGTACTATTCAATCTAACTACACTAAGTTCCCATACTTACGTAAGGTCTGGAAGAATAACACCGAAGAAGAAAGACTACTTGGTGTGTCGTTAACAGGTGTCATGGATAATCCATTGATGACACTCAAAAACAAAGGATTGGAGAAGACTCTTGACCATCTTAAACAAATCGCCGTTACTACTAATGCTACTTGGGCTGAACGCCTTAATATCCCTGTCAGTACTGCTATCAGCTGTAATAAACCAAGCGGTACTGTCAGCCAATTGGTTGACTCTAGCAGTGGCATTCATGCTCGTCACTCAGCCTATTATATTAGGACTGTTCGTGGAGACAACAAAGACCCGTTGACACAATTCATGATTGACCAAGGTATTCCTAATGAGCCAGATGTAATGAAGCCAGATGCTACAACAGTATTTAGTTTCCCTATGAAAGCTCCTAGGGATGCTGTGGTTACAGCTGACATGACAGCCATTGAACAACTTGAGATGTGGCTAACTTATCAACGATCATGGTGTGAACACAAACCATCTGTTACAATTAATGTTAAGAGTGATGAGTGGTTTGAAGTAGGAGCATTCGTATACAAACACTTCGATGAGATGAGTGGTGTGTCATTCCTACCGTTCAACGAACATACATACCAACAAGCACCATACCAAGATGTTGACAAAAAGAAATACTTAGAGACACTAGGTCAGATGCCTAACAAGATTGATTGGTCATTACTGTCAGATTACGAGAACGAAGACAATACAGCTGGAAGTCAGACAATGGCATGTAGTGGTGACGTTTGTGAGCTGGTAGACTTAACTTAGTGTTGACATCAGTAGGTATATATGTTGTAGTAATATTAGCCCTTGGTTTATTCCAAGGGTTAGTATAAAGTATTAGAGTAAAGGGAATACAAATGGCAGTTAAAAGACAATTCAGTAGGGCATTGTATGAGGCATATGATGGTAAGGCTAAAGACAGATTAGTTGAGTACCTCACCAGTGTAGGTCATACTATTGTCAGTACTGAAGAGAACTTCAATGTGGATGTTGTATCTCAGAAAGGTGACTACACCTACTTCAATGAGGCTGAGGTTAAGACAGGATGGAAGGGTGATTGGAATACTAACTGGGCAGAGATAAGATTACCTGAACGTAAGGGTAGGCTTGTCAAACTATACAAAGAAAAGAATGGTGTGCTTAACTTCTATATCTTCAGGGCTGACATGCAGCAAGCATGGAGAATTAAAGACACCTTACTAACAGAAGAAAGCCTGAAGGAAGCTAAGGGTAGATACATTACCAAAGGTGAGAAGTTCTTCCATATTCCATACACAGATGCTGAATTAATTAACTTAGAGAAAGAAGATGTATAATGGCTAAATGGAATTTAGATGCTGTACGTGATGAGGTAGAAGATGATGTTGTCAACCAACCACCACACTACGGTAACGGTAGGATAGAATGCATAGAGTATATGAGGGACAACATGGATCACATGATGTTCATGGGTTACTTAGAAGGTAATGCTAAGAAGTACATGCATAGGTACAGGTACAAAGGTAAACCTGTAGAAGACCTAAGGAAAGCCAAATGGTACTTAGAATATCTTATACGAGAGATGTCACAAGAGTAATAAAAAGCCCCTCAGGATTTCTCCTTGGGGCTTTACTTATTAGTAACCAGATTTCTTTTTGGTTTTCTTCTTGGATTTCTTTTTGGTTTTCTTTTTATGTGATGCACCCTTCATTAGCTTTCCGTCTGGCATGTAGTGGTAACCTTTGGGTGCTTTCTTCTTTGGCATATTCTTTCCTCTCATTGTTTAGCCGCCCACATATTGTCAATCATATTAGGGTATTTTCTACCAGCTCTAGATGCTCTAGCTCTAGCCTTTTTCTTTTGTCCATCTGTCAACGGTTTAGATTTACCTAAAGACTTAGGACGTTTCTTTTTCCATACGGGTTGTTTATTAGCCATTACCACTTCACCTTGTTAGCCCAGTAAGCTGCACTCATCTTACCTTTTTTAATGTTCTTAGCATGACGTGCCTTGAATGCTTTATTTCTAGCTGATCCTTTCGGACTACCTTTGACACCCTTCTGCCCAAACCTAATTACCTTTTCTTTACCACCAGCACAAGCCTTAACAACATGTGACTTAGTTTTGTGACTTGGTGTAGTCCTAGGGGAGTTACACTTCATCTTAGCTTTGTTAAGTTTCTTAGGCACGTTCTTACCTCTCGTCAGTTAAGTGGGTTGTCTACTAGGGAATCATAGGCTTTCCATATATCATCTATTTCTGTTTGGTATTTGTCAAGCTTATCACCCAAACTATCAGTGATCCCAGTCGATCTCTCAACTTGACTACGTAAGTCAAGCAAGTCTTTCTGTTGTTCCAAGATTGTTTGCATCTGCGTACTAATCGTTGACAACCTTGTGTTAAGTCCTCTAACATCATTATCTTGTACCGCCTGTTCTAGTGTTTGTATACGAGAACCTAAGTCCCCTGCTGTTTTATCGAATGTTCCTGACTTAGTGACAACTGTCTCAATGCCTGACTCAACAGCATAGAACCTTTGTAATGTGTCATAGCCGTAGTATATACCACCACTAAGAGAACCTAGTATGGGTAGGGCAGCAGCTATGTACCACCCTTTGAATGTAAACCCACCAACTTTTACTTCAGTATCTTCTATCATGGCTGAGGATCGTTGTTAGCTAATGAACCGTGTTGCATTATATACGTAGCAGCACCGTAGATGTCATCAGCATCCTTCATTTCACTTGTTAAGTAACCGTTCCAACCTGTAGCATTACCGTAGTTATCCCATGTAATGACAAACTCGTCAACACTTTGTGTGTATGTTAAGGCTGAGTAGTTACCTATGACAATGCTGTTCTGTGCTGCATAGCTGTCAATGCTTGCTGTAAGGCTTTCAGTATTAGCAGCTGCCATGAATGCACCAGCTTGTTGAGCATACCCTTCTACAGAATCTAATGCTTGGTTGTATGTGGCTACTTCAGCTGCATCTATAGAGTATTCATCTGTAGAAAGCATGTCTTGTAGAGCTACCTGTTCAGGTGCTGTGTCAGCTTCCATTGCAACTTCAGCAACTGACGTAGCTGTCATAAGAACATCTGTAGCATCAACCAATGTGTCAACAGCTAAGGCTAGGTTGTTCATAGCAGCTACATGTTCTTGTACGAAGAGCTGTTCAGCTGTTGTAGCTGTAGCATAATCATGTTGCATTACCTGATCAACAGCATCTAGGTAAGCTGTAAGCATAGAACTAGAAATATGACCATCATCTAATGATCCGTCTACTATGACACCACCAACTTCAGCATAACCTGTAGCACCAACACCCAACTGAATTGACAACTGTAGTCTGTTATCTATAACATTAATACTATCAATCAGTGCTTGTAGTTTCTCTTCCCCTGTTTGTGCGTTTGCTTGTCCTGAAACGGTCACTAAGACTGAGCTTGCTAACAGTAGTTTTTTCATCTGACTCTTCATTTGATTCTATGTCCTCTCCTACCTTTAACAAGGTGTCCCAAAATTGTTTGTCATCTTCATACCCCACCACATAAACGGAAGGATTCTCTCTATACTTTAGTAAAGCATTCTTACCCATAAGAAGTTTACCAGTTTTGAAATCGTTTACAGGGCAGGGCGTATTAGCTAAAACCATCGCCTTAAATACAGCTGGATCAGCACATAAAATACTGATGCCAGAAATCTGCAAACCTAAACCTCCTACTTGCTGAGGTGCTCCTAAAAGCCTAGCATTCTTACGTCTGTTACAGGAGTTATCTTGCTGCATACCACCTGATGACAAGCCTATGACACTTAACTGTATACCTACAGAACTTGGCATTAAGCATGAGTCGTTTCCCAGTCACGATCCTAAGTCCTAAATAACGGAACAACACCACCACCCATCATCTGAACAGGAGCACTACCAACACTCGCATTGTCTCCAATCATGCGACCCGGACCAACCATAGAACCCATCATAGAACCACCCCGATCGTGACTGGGAAAC